CCCCCCACCCCCCTATTTTTTCTGGCACCATCCACCTAACGCGCAATACAGAAAGACCCCCCGTCAATGGTACCTTGACGTTGTTATCCCTAGGGGGGTATAGGCAAGTTCTGCTCCCTCAAACCGGACGCTGCGTCAAAAATGCCGATTGTAAGTATCGAACCTACTTCTGAGTTCCCAATCCCCTACAGTTGGGAGGACGAAGAACTTACGACTTTTACCGATGAACTTACAGTGTCCGGCGAAACCGCAGAGCTAATGGCTCTCTTAGGTGCTCCCATCGAAGTGTCCCCCGAGGACTACGAGCGCGAAAAAAAACTGATTGAAGCGGTTGTTAAAAACCAAGACAAAGTACCGCTAACCCAGATTAATACAGCCTACGCTGCCGCTGCTTTTCTGCGCACCTACGGCCAGTCCGTGGCTATTGATGCAAACCAAGCACGCTCCGCTATTACCCACAAGCTCATGGAGATCGCCAACTGCGGCGATACTAAATACGAGCTAAAGGCGTTAGAGCTACTTGGGAAGCACAGCGACATCGGGCTATTCACCAACAAGTCCGAGATCAACATCAACTACAATAGTCCTGAGGCCCTAGAGAATGCGATCAAGGAACGCGTGAAGCGCCTGCTGAACGCAGACATTATCGACATCACTCCACTAGGCCGAGACCTCGACGAAGAGCTAGGCATTGCTGAGCTACCAGATAACGAGGAAGAAGATTGATGTTTACTGACATCAGCCTCAAAGATATCCCGTCTATCCTAGGCTCCTTATCTATAGCAGAGCAGGAGCAGCTCCTTGCTCAGCTCGACCGCCTTGAGGAGCTAAAGTTTAAAAGCCTCGCTCAGCAGCGGTTCATTAAGTTCGTCGAGGCCATGTGGCCGAGCTTCATTGCAGGAAGACACCATGCCAAGATGGCGGATGCGTTTGAGCGGGTGGCTAGAGGCGACTGTAAACGCCTTATTATCAATATGCCTCCACGTCATACTAAGTCTGAGTTTGCATCATATCTCCTCCCGGCGTGGTTCTTGGGCAAGTTCCCCGGTAAGAAGGTTATTCAGACAAGCCATACGGCGGAACTTGCTGTAGGCTTTGGTCGTAAGGTACGAAACCTCGTCGACACAGAGCACTACCATAACGTCTTTCCGGACCTTGTGCTGCAGTCCGACTCTAAGGCTGCTGGTCGATGGAACACGTCCAAGGGCGGTGACTACTTCGCTATCGGTGTTGGCGGTGCGGTGACAGGTAAGGGTGCTGACCTGCTGATCATTGACGACCCGCACTCTGAGCAAGAGGCTGCGCTAGCCGAGACCAACCCAGACATCTACGACAAGACCTACGAGTGGTACACCTCAGGACCCCGGCAGCGACTGCAGCCCGGTGGGGCTATCGTCATAGTCATGACGCGGTGGTCTAAGCGTGACCTGACGGCGCAGGTGCTAAAGGCCGCTGCGCAGCGCGGCGGTGATGAGTGGGAGGTCATTGAGTTCCCGGCGCTCCTGCCAAGTGGCAACCCCCTGTGGCCTGAGTTCTGGCCTATGGAGGAGTTGAGCGTCCTTAAGGAAGAGCTGCCCAACTCCAAGTGGATGGCGCAGTATCAGCAGAACCCGACCTCCGACACGAGCGCCATAGTCAAGCGGGAGTGGTGGAAGATGTGGGAGCCAGAGAAACCCCCAGAGTGCGAGTTCGTGCTTATGGCGTGGGACACGGCCTTCGAGAAGACGCAGCGAGCTGACTACTCAGCCTTGACCACGTGGGGGGTGTTCTATGCCCCTGACGACAATGGGATCGAGCAGGCCAACATCATCCTGCTCAATGCGTTCCGCGAGCGGATGGAGTTCCCACGGCTGAAGCAGGAGGCCATTGACCAGTACAAGGAGTGGCAGCCTGACAGTGTGATCATCGAGAAGAAGGCGTCGGGTGCGCCGCTGATCTATGAGATGCGGGCTATGGGCATCCCTGTGCAAGAGTTCACCCCCTCGAGGGGTAACGACAAGATTAGCCGCCTCAACGCAGTGTCCGACCTGTTCGCGAGCGGTAGAGTGTGGGCTCCTAACACCCACTGGGCCGAGGAAGTCATCGACGAGGTGGCATCCTTCCCGTCCGGCGAGCACGACGACTATGTTGACTCTACGTCGCTAGCCCTTATGCGCTTCCGCAAAGGGGGATATATTGGTACAGCTCTGGACGAGCCCGACGACATTCGGGAGTTTAGAAGTCACCGCAACAGAGGGTACTACTAATGGCCGTCGACAAATCACTCAGCCAAGCTCCACTGGGCTTAGGCTCTCTTTCGGGCATGCAGCCCTTGGATATGGGCCTTGGTGGCGATGCGCCAGCCTTGGAGATCGAGATCGAGGACCCCGAGAGTGTCACGATCAACGGTTTGGAGATCGACCTAGGGGGCGGTGACGACGAGGATGGGGGTCCAGACGACTTTGACGCCAATCTGGCCGAGTTTATGGACGAGGAAGCGCTAAAAACCCTCTCTGGTGACCTCCTTGGCGAGTTTGACGAGGACATTTCGTCCCGCAAGGACTGGATTAACACCTATGTCGACGGGCTAGAGCTCCTCGGCATGAAGGTTGAGGACCGCACGGAGCCTTGGCCCGGGGCTTGTGGTGTCTACCACCCGCTGTTGAGCGAAGCCTTGGTAAAATTCCAAGCCGAGACCATCATGGAGACGTTTCCAGCGGCTGGACCGGTGCGTACCAAGATTATTGGGGAAGAAACACCCGAAAATAAGAAGGCTGCCGCCCGCGTTGAGGCGGATATGAACTACCAACTGACCGAGCGCATGGTTGAGTACCGTCCGGAGCATGAACGCATGCTTTGGGGCCTTGGCTTGTCGGGTAATGCCTTCAAAAAGGTCTATTTTGACCCCTCTTTAGGGCGTCAAACGTCAATGTACGTGCCCGCAGAGGACGTGGTGATCCCTTACGGAGCCTCTAGCCTCCAAACGGCTGAGCGTGTCACCCACGTCATGCGTAAGACCCCCAATGAGGTCAAGAAGCTGCAAGCACAGGGCTTCTACCTTGATGAAGACCTTGGTGAGCCCTCGGATGTGTTCGATGAGGTAGAGAAGAAGATCGCAGAGAAGATGGGCTTCCAAGCCTCCTCTGACGACCGCTTCAAGCTGCTTGAGATGCACGCCAATGTCGACCTACCCGGCTTTGAGGACGAGGATGAGGATGGTGAGCCCACGGGTATTGCCCTACCTTACGTCATTACCCTTGAGAAGGCCTCGGGGACCATCCTGTCCATCCGCCGTAACTACGACTCTGACGATGAGCTTAAGCAAAAGCGCAATCACTTCGTCCACTACCCCTACATCCCCGGCTTTGGCTTCTACGCCTTCGGCCTTATCCACCTCGTTGGAGCTTTTGCAAAGTCCGGCACCAGCCTGATCCGTCAGCTGGTCGATGCTGGTACCCTGAGCAACCTCCCCGGCGGCTTTAAGACTAAGGGCCTCCGCGTCTCGGGTGATGACACGCCTATCGCTCCCGCTGAGTGGCGAGATGTGGACGTGGCCTCTGGCACGATGCGCGATAACATCATGCCGCTCCCCTACAAGGAGCCCAGCCAAGTCCTGTTTGCGTTGCTGCAGAACATTGTCGAGGAAGGACGTCGGTTCGCCTCGGCTGCTGACCTGCAGGTTAGCGATATGTCGTCCAATAGCCCTGTGGGTACGACACTAGCCATACTTGAACGGTCGCTTAAGGTGATGAGTGCCGTTCAGGCTCGCGTACACTACGCAATGAAACAGGAGTTCAAGCTCCTGAAGGTGATCATTCGCGACTACACCCCACGAGAGTACTCGTATAAGCCTGTGGACGGCGCTCCACAGGTTAAACAGGCCGACTACGATAGCGTGGATGTCATCCCTGTCAGCGACCCTAATTCGGCCACAATGGCCCAAAAGGTGGTCCAATATCAGGCCGTCATCCAGATGGCCCAGCAGGCTCCACAGATTTACGACCTACCCTTCTTGCATCGCCAGATGTTGGAAATCCTTGGGGTTAAAGACGCTTCGAAGTTGGTCCCAATGACCGACGATGAGGAGCCTACGGACCCCGTGTCCGAGAACATGGCTATTATGAACGGTAAACCCGTCAAGGCGTTTATCTTCCAAGACCATGACGCCCACCTAACCGTCCATATGTCAGCGGCACAGGACCCTGTTCTGATGCAGGCCATGGGTCAAAACCCCAAAGCCCCTATGATTATGGGTGCCGCCCAAGCACACGTCATGGAGCACATTGCGTTCAAATATCGCAAGAGCATCGAAGACGCTGCAGGCGTGCCGTATCCAGCCCCTGACCAAAAGATGGACCAAGAGACAGAGGCCGAAATCTCTCGTCTCGCCGCCGCTGCGGCTACCCAAGTTCTACAGACGAACCAACAGCAGGCGCAGCAACAACAGAACCAGCAGACTGCTCAGGACCCTATCGTCCAGATGCAGCAGGCGGAACTGCAAATCAAACAACAAGAGGCTCAGCTCAAAGAGAAGAAGCTCGCCATCGACGCCGCTGCCCGCAAGGATCAGTTGGACATCGAGCGCGAACGCATCGCCTCGCAAGAGCGTATCGCAGGTCTGCAGGTGGGAGCAAAGATCGCCACCGATAAGGCAAACCTCTCGGCTAAGCAGCAGGCTGAAGGACTACGTGTCGGTATAGATGTGGCCAAAACCCTCCAACAGACCGGGCAGCAGTCTAAGACGCAGACCTCTGATCAAAGCCAGCAACAGGCGCAAGCAGCTATGCAGCAGCTTGTCCAGCAAACACAGGCTCAACAGGCGCAGGGTTCACAAACCCCGCCTGAGGAGGTCCCAGAATGAGTCATGACCTCGTAACGTACCTCCTTAGGAAGGTGCGCGAAGAAATTGCCGCAGTGGAGACAAGCCTCGCTCGCGGCGGTGCAAAGGACTTTGCCGAGTACAAATACTCATGTGGCACGGTCACCGGGTTGAACAAGACCCTGAGCATGTTGCTCGAACTTGAAAAACGTATGGAGATCGATAGCGATGACTGACCTGTTCCTCGGCACAAACCCCGATGACCCAAGTATCGTGACTGAACTACCTGCCTCTGCTGAGCAGAAGGCAAAACAACTACCAGACCCCTCAGGCTATCGCATCCTGTGCGCTATCCCTGAGATCGAGCGTAAGACCGAAGGCGGCATCTTGAAGGCAGATGTCACTGTATCCAACGAGGAGCTTCTGACTTCGACGCTCTTTGTGGTCAAGGTAGGCCCTGACGCCTTCAAGGACGAGAAGCGCTTCCCTAGCGGACCGTGGTGCAAAGAGGGTGACTTCATCCTGACGCGCCCTCACGCAGGCTCTCGGGTGAAAATCCATGGCCGTGAATTCCGCATCATCAATGACGACAGTGTTGAAGCTGTTGTTCAAGACCCCCGTGGCGTTAGCCGCGCATAACTGAGGAGAGAGATCATGGCCGAAGAAAAAGACGACGACTTCGAATTCGAAGTTGAAGGTGTCGACATTGATGTAGAGGATGACACTCCTCCTGAAGACCGTAATCGTCAGCCGCTCCCCCAAGAACTCGTGGATGAGCTCGAGGCTGACGAGCTGGACGAATATTCTGACAAGGTGAAGACCCGCCTTAAGCAGATGAAGAAGGTCTGGCACGATGAGCGCCGGGAGAAGGAGCGGTATCAGCGTGAGCAGAATGAGGCTGTAACCGCAGCCCAGCACCTGATGCAGGAGAACCAAAACCTGCGTAACACCCTGTCGCAGGGTGAAGGGACGCTGATTAAGAGCTTCCAACAGACCGCAGGTATCGAGCTGGAGACGGCTCGACGCGAGTTTAAGGAAGCCTATGAAAGCGGTGACGCAGACAAACTGGTAGCAGCGCAGGAGCGTTTACAAGACGTTCAACAACGCATCTCTCAACTGAAGTCATACAAGCCTACTTTACAAGGTAGACAACAACCAGTACAGAATACTCAGCAGCCGGTCGCAGCACCGACTCCGGACCAGAAAACACTTGCGTGGCAAGAGCGCAATTCGTGGTGGGGTACGGACCCAGAGATGACTGCATCGGCACTTGGGCTTCACCAAAAGCTCGAGAAGCAACACGGTAACGGCTATGTCGGTACCGACGAGTATTGGTCGTCCGTCGACACAACGATGCGGCGCAGGTTCCCCGAGTACTTCGGTGAAACCGAAACCAAAGCACCTCGTGCTGGTAAATCAGCCACGGTGGTTGCTCCTGCTTCGCGCAGCACATCATCCAAAAAAATTGTGCTTAGTCAGTCTCAGGTCAACTTGGCCAAGAAACTGGGTATCACCCCCGAGCAATATGCCCGGGAATTCGCAAAGACTAGGGGTTAATTATCATGTCAGAAACCAGAATTTCACGTGAACTAGACACTCGGGCCGACTTCGAGCGCCCTAAATCTTGGCAACCCGCCTCGCTACTGCCGGAACCGGATAAACAGCCCGGTTACGCCTACCGTTGGGTTCGTGTCTCGTCCTTAGGGCAGCCCGATCCGACGAACCTCTCATCCAAGCTCCGCGAAGGGTGGGAAGCAGTACGTGTTGAGGAGCAGCCAAAGTTCAGGATGCTTATTGACCCGAACAGTCGGTTTAAGGACAACATCGAAGTTGCAGGCTTGCTCCTTTGTAAGGTTCCCACAGAGTTCATGGAACAACGTGCGGCCCACTTCAATAAGGCAGCCCAAGGCCAGATCGAGTCAGTAGATAACAATTTCATGCGAGAGAACGACCCACGTATGCCCCTGTTTAGGGAACGGAAGTCGACCTCCTCGTTCGGCAAAGGCAAATAAGCTAGGAGCTTATAAATGGCATATCCTGTTATTTCATCCCCCTACGGCCTGCTTCCGCAGAACCTGCTTGGTGGTCAAGTGTTTGCGGGTGCTACCCGTGAATATCCCATCCAGTTTGCTTCCAGCACAGACATCTTCTATGGTGACTTTGTGCAGCTGTCGCGTGGCTTCATTACCCGTGCAGCGATCTCGACCGGTACCGGTTTGAACCAGACTGTTGGTATCTTCCTCGGCTGTTCGTTCACGAACCCTATCACCAAGCAGCTGACTTTCTCTCAAAATTGGCCTGCAAGTACTCTTGCGGGTGACGCGGTGGCTATCGTCTCTGACGACCCAGACACCGTGTTTAAGGCTGTGATGTGCTCTGCAACCACGGTTGTTGCTTCGGCTGCGCACGCCATGGTCGGTCAGAACCTATCGGCTATTAACAACGCCTCGGGGAACCTAATCACGGGTAACTCCAAGAACGCTGTTTTGACCCCCACCGCTACCCCTGTTACCACCACCCTACCCCTGCGCGTCATCGATGTCGTTAGAGATACCGCTGTCTCGCTTGGCACGGTTACGTGGTCTTCGGGCACAACCACCCTGACTGTTAGCGCTCTTCCGAACGCTCTCCCAGTTGGTACGGATGTGGGCGTTCTCGCCACCAATGGTCAACTCGCCCTTACTGGTTCCTTCGTATCCACTGCCGCTTCGGCAGGTGCTACCTCGATTGTTCTAAACCAAGCTCCATCCTTCACCATCGGCTCTGGTAATATCGGCACGACTGTTGTGCTGACCCAGTTCCCAGAAGTGTTGGTCAAGCTCCAGTTTGGCGCACACCAGTACTATTCCGCCACCGGCAACGCCTAACTCTGGGAGTTATTAAGAAATGGCTATTTCACGCGCACAACTTCTAAAGGAACTGCTCCCCGGCCTGAACGCTCTGTTCGGTCTGGAGTACAATCGCTACGGCGAAGAATACAAAGAGATTTTCGATGTCGAAAGCTCTGAGCGTTCCTTCGAAGAAGAGACCAAGCTGTCGGGCTTCTCGGCTGCTCCGGTCAAGACCGAAGGTGGTGCTATTGCCTATGATAACGGGCAAGAAGCATTCACCGCTCGCTACAACCACGAAACCATCGCTCTGGGCTTCAGCCTGACCGAAGAAGCCATCGAGGACAACCTCTATGACTCCCTCTCGGCTCGCTACACCAAGGCGCTGGCTCGTGCCATGTCCTATACCAAGCAGGTCAAGGGCGCTTCAGTCCTGAACAACGGCTTCAACGCTACTTACGTTGGCGGCGATGGTCAGGCACTGTTCAGCACCGCACACCCGCTGGTCTCTGGCGACGTCAACTCGAACACGCAAGCCACTGTGGCCGACCTGAACGAGACTTCGCTAGAAGCTGCTGTGATTCAAATCGCAGCATGGACTGACGAGCGTTCGCTCTTGATCGCTGCAAAGCCCAAGAAGCTCATCATCCCACCTTCGTTGATGTTTGTTGCTACTCGCTTGCTGGAAACCAGCCTGCGTGTCGGTACCACGGACAACGACATCAACGCCCTGAAGAACAACGGGTCTATCCCTGAGGGTTATGCGGTGAACCACTTCATCACCGACACCAACTCTTGGTACCTGACCACGGATGTTCCTAACGGTTTGAAGCACTTCGTTCGTACTCCGCTGTCAACCGGAATGGACGGCGACTTCGACACCGGAAACGTCCGCTACAAGGCCCGCGAGCGTTACAGCTTCGGCTGGTCCGATCCTTTGGGTATGTTCGGCGCTCCCGGCGGTTCGTAATACGAACCACTAGGGCTAACAAAATAGAGGGGGAAGGGGTGCAAACCTCTTCCCCTTTTCTATGTGCTGTGCTAGCTCTTACACACCTAGTGATAAACCAACCCGCTGACTGCCTAGGCAGACTTCCTCAAGACAGCGGGTGCAGACAGAGGACTATGTTATGGGTACTTCAACCTTCTCCGGACCATTACGCTCTGGTACCGTTCGTTTTGGCACTCTTGCCTCTGGTCTGAACACGGGTATTCCCGTCTTGACCCAATCGGCCACTGTAGCCTTTGGCGTGCTAACAACGTCTCCTACAGCTCAAAGGCTCTTCGTGCTTCCAGCGGGCTCCAAGATTGTCCGTTTCACCGTCGAGAAGACGACCGCCATCTCGGGTAATTCGGTCTCCGCCGTAAACACCACGTTCGGCACTTCGGCCTCGGCTAACGCCTTCTCGACCACGGTCGATATTGGCCTGACGACCGCTCAGACAACTCGCGCCATCTTGGACGCGGCTCTGGTGTCCTCGGCTACCAACAACATCGGTACGACTGATGTGCCAGTCTTTGGTACCTTCACGGCTGTTACGGGTAACCCAACCGCCGGTGCGGTCGTTGTGACCATCGAGTACATCCAACGCTCCTCCAACGGTGCAACTTCTCCATCTACCTTTAACGTCTAAGCTAGGGGTCAGTAATGGCTATGCAAACTGACGTTCTTGCGACCCGTCTAGGCGCGAGTGGTGTTGTATCCGCTACTCGCGCACGGGTTAAGGGTTATCAAATTCTACCCGGCGCTACCGCAGGGCAGATCATCTTCTATGATAACGCCTCCGCTGCTAGTGGTACGGTAAGGTTAACACTAGACATTAACACCGCCACTGCCCTCATCACCCTGCTTGTTCCGGGTGAAGGAATTTTGTTTCAGCGGGGTGTTTACGTATCGCTGCCAACCTCTACCAACATCACTGTGTTCCACGGGTAAGGACCTCATGGCAGATCACCCCGACATTCTTAAGCCAATGCTAGATGTGTTTTCGATAGCCACTGTAGTAGGGACGCTTGCCAATATGTTACCTGCCGCAGCCGCAGCTTTCAGTATCGTGTGGTCGTTAATCCGCATTTATGAGACCAAGACCGTGCAAGGCTGGCTCCATAAATGGCGCTCGAACAAGAAGGAACTTTAGTATGACCTCTCCAATGATGCCTAACACGCCTATGCCTGCGGCTCCTGCGGCAGCTCCCGCAGGTCTTAACGCAGCCCAACAGATGGCTTTGAAGAACCTAGGGTCTTTGAAGGGGCTTCCTC